TTCTTACATTCATCTGTGTCTGCAGCCCCCATAGTCATGACAACTATGGACATCACAGGTTGCACGTTCTACGTGCTATGGGACACCAGAGGGAATTGACTGGTGACCCATGGCGTTACTCGCCACAGGGCAACTTTGGTCACGCGACTTCCTCAACGGCATCAGCCGTCAAGATCAGTCCTGTTCGGGCTCCCTCAGGTAACTCTTCAATCCAAGGGACCTCACGTGCAACGGTCTGCTCCGCAGCAGTTAGCATTGCTCGTGGGCTCCCCCCGAGGAGCGCAGACGCTCCTTGAGTAATCTGAGGGATATGGTTCAACACATAGGTTCCGGCGGATCGTGCCGCATTAGCAAACTTCTTGAGCCACTCGTGCTGTGGACGCTTAGTTGCAACATTCTGGTCATTGTTGGCAATCTGCGTCACCACGTTAAACCCCACGGCATCGTTGTGGGACTTCGAGTAGCCGCCAATGTTGGACTCCCCGACGAACTCGTAATGAACGACGAGTTCGTAATGGAAGTTTTGTTGGGCCACGGCGGAATTGGCTGCGATCATGATACAAAGGGGGGTTCCGGAGATTGTGCCGTTGTAGTTGAAATCTGTCGCGGCACGAGGACGCCAATGAACCTCCACAGGTTTCTTGGTAATCTCCGTCTCGATGCAGCCAGGGTACTGACGCACCAACTCATAGTTCTGAGTGAACAACGAATGGTTGCTGGCATCTTCATACATTATGTAAGAGCCACCAAGGTCCAATCGTGTACCACCCCACCACACCTTAATTCCAGCTCCAACGACTCGCATGCTTTGCGCAGTTGGGTCATAGTCAGCTGAAGTGAAATCATCGCAGACGTAGCTATCGTTAGCTCCGTAAGCAACGGCGTTGAAGAAATCTGGGGCTGTGGCGGTGTTGGTGTTGTCGGTGTACTTGATTCCGACGTTGTCGTTGGCAGGGAAGTAGGGGTTGAGCATGACGTATCCAAAGTTGTTGGTACCGGTTTGGAAGACGCCACGCACGCGGTAGGACCGCTTGACTGATGGTAGACATACCGAGTCCGGGACGCAGGGATGCGCCCCGAAGGAGTAGATGCCGACGGGGTCGGTGAGCGCCGAGAGGTAGTCACGGGTGCAGGACGGCATGTGGACGTAGTCCCAGGCCTTCCCCTCCGTAACCTCGCGCTTCCCGATCTTACCACTGGTCGAGGATTTCTGTCGACGTCTGGCACGGGATGTTTTACCACCATATCTGAGCATGTGTTGATTATTGTTTGTTTGTTTGACTGTATTGTGTAATCTGGGACACCCGGCACCCCGGGGACTGTTCATCTATGGTCAACCAGACTGGAACCGCCGTGCAGTCTCTCGGCATTCTGTTTAGCACGTAAATTTTAACCACACTGTTTACGCTAGTGTGGACCGTTTTGGGGTATTACAACCATAGACCCCATAGCTGCGGAGGGCGCGACCCCTATAAATCCGCAGCCACTACAGCTTCAACACTTGGTGCTGACCACGCCGGCCGGCCAGCATCAAACTGTTTCTCCAAGGCGACTTGGACGTCTGGCAGGATCCCAAACGCCCGATAGAAACTAACACGTGTATCGGGATGTACTATACCGTCGTTCTCCATCCCACGTGATAGTGTCTTAAAGCCAGAGTACTCGTCGTCGAGTGACTCCACCGTTTTGCCGCGCCTGTTAACCACACTCTCCGCTCCACGGCGAAGATAACGGTAAAAGGCGCCGTAAATTGGAATGTTGCCGGCCAGAGCTAGGCCACACATTCCAACGGCATTACGGTGTAAGTCGAACAGGATCTTTTCCTTAGTGTACGTCGCCCTGACTGTACACATATCCTTCTCCATCGCAATTGGATAGGCACGTACCATAACATATCCATCCGGCGTCCACACCGGGTTGGATTGGCAAAACTGAATTTCCTCAAGGACATCGACCTTCTGCTCTATACGAAGAGTGAGGCCGAGGAGTCCGAAGAACTCAGGCATGCCATCGAGTCGTGGCAGATCGGCACGCTCCAGAATCAAATGGGCATCATCCCCATTGTCAACCAGAGCGTATTCAGCGGTGGAAAACCCAGCACGGTCCATGTATTCATACACGATATCACACATCAAAATGCAATTTCCCATGCCGGTATTCATGTCACCACTCATACGCCGCCCCCGCACCAGATACTCAATAATGCCATCTGCGAGACGGGCAATACCTTTCGTCACGAGCTGCCACCTAAGTAGCTTCTTCAGAAAAGATACCCCCGCCCTGTAGAAGGCAATGTAGTAACCGTGTTCGTGCTCCAATAGCTCGTAGGAAACGGATTGATCCCACCGGCTGGCGTCAAGACCGACGCCAACCGGGTCGCGAAACCGGGCCCACTTCTTTGCAATCATGGACCCGACGCCATGGGCATTGAGCCCCTTGGCGACGACAGGTTCTCCGAAAACCTTAGCGATTAGCTTATAAATTATTCCCTCAATCGGTTTCAGAAACCGCCCCAACTCAAAGTTGTACCTCGGACTCCTGGGCTGGATCACCCTGGGGACCGGGTCCGCCTTCTCCGTGAAGTTCACACGCTCCGATTTAACGAAGGTGTTCACCATAGCATCATTCTTGTTCACATCCCTTGCCATCAGGCTTTCGTGTGCCTTCTCATATCGCACCCTCCTGCGACCAGTGTAGGTGGCCAGGAATTCACCTGGAGACATCCTACGTACACTGGTGGTCCTACGGATAAGTGGCATGAGCTTAGCACGAAAGCGTGTCAAGATAGACGCCGGCGGAGATTTAGGTTGCGGCTGGGGCACGTGACTCTCGCCAACCTTGCGAAAGAAAACGCGCTCCAGTACGCCTCTGAGAGTTGTGGTTAAATCACTCGAATGCACTCCGAAGCGATTGGTCGCACCCTGGATCAGGATGCCTAGCTCACGGAGTCTCGCCACACCGTCCTGCTTCAAGACGTGGACCCATCCATGCCCCTCCACCACCAACAAGGCGCGGTTGCTATTAAGCATCCAGCGCTGTGTGGCGGGTCGAGACACGAACCCACGCCTCAAACCAGGACG